TAACAAAAGCATAATCTATTTGTGATTTTTCATAATATCTTGTAAAATCAGGTAATTCTGATTTTTTAGCATAATCATGAAGTAAAGCATTTATATCAGTTTTTGGATAATATAAATTAGAATTAAATGTTGGAATAGAAGTAATTTTTGAATCTATATCAGATTTATTATAATATTGAGATGCATCAAATGTTCCGGAAGCAGCAATTTTTGAGTCTGTTTCTGACTTTGAGTAAACTTCAGTTTTTGGATAATATTGACTTGCGTCAAAATTTCCGGCTGATGCTACTTTAGTGTCTATTTCATTCTTTGAATATGTTTCATTTTTCTTATAATAATTAGTTAAATCTACGGTTCCTGTAGTACTACTAGGATCGGCGCCTAATCCTACTCCCGAAACACTCTCCCAAGAATTTGTTATTTTATTAAATATTTTTAAAATGTTGGTAGCCATTGAATACCTTTATGTTTATTTTATCTATTTATCTTTTTAGATAAACATATTCAAAACTACGTTTTATTTTTGTTACATTTTAAAAATCCTTTAAATTGAACTAAGTCACCCACAGAATACGTTAGTGTGTATTAATATTTTTTCAATGTATATTGTATTTATCTTTTCTTAACGTTTTAAGAGAATTGCCCTTATATTACAATAACCTGAAATTCATATATTATAACATTTGTCGAAAAATGTATAGAAAATCGGATTTCTTTGAGTTTACTCAAATGTTCTCAATAATTTTCTAAGAAGTATTATGAAAACTCGTTGAACTTTGAGTTTTCTTAAGATCTTCTTTTAAAAGAAAATTCTAAGAAATGTTTTTTGAGAAGTCATTTTGAAGATTCGTAGCCTACGAAAATTCAAAAGAACTGAAATTGAAGTTCTTCTTATATATAAGAAAACACTTTCACTTTGAAAATTTCTTTTCTAAAGAAAATTTCATTTCAACTTAGGTAACTTTCAAAACACTTTTCTAAGAAAAGAAGTTGAAAGAAAACTCAAAGTCAAAGTTTCATTTATATATAAGAAAGTGCTTTCAAAAGAAAAGTTACTCTTATATATAAGAAAACACTTTCACTTTGAAAATTTCTTTTCCAAAGAAATTCTACTTTCACCTTTGAAAGTTATTCTATAGTATATAGAAAGTACTTTCAATGTGAACTTTAAGTTTTCTTTCAACTTCTTAGAATAATATGAATTTTCTTTAAAATTATTTTGTAACAAAAGAATATTAAATGAGATTAAAATAGAAGAAAGGACCTAAAATCAAAGGTCCTTTAAAATGAGTAGAATAGTAGAAATTAAAGTTTTTCTTTAGAAATTGTTTTAAGAATATTACCGCCAAGATAGTAATTTTGAGAATCACCTTCAATTCTTTGAGCTTCACCTAGTTTAGAAAGTGCTAAATTACCGACGAGTAGTTTTGCAGTATTTTCAGAATATAATCCAAAAGGATTAATTACTTCGGATTTAAGGAGTTCTTGGATGAAATCTTCATATTTTACTGCTAAAAATGTTTCATTATCACCATAAACAGGGATTACTTTCAATCCAAGATCTTTCATCTTAGAAATATTTCCAACTGAATTTGGAGTATTTCTTAAGAAATTCGTTACTTCTGAATATTTGATATACTTCTTATCTTCTAATAATGCAAAAGAAGTGCTTGCTGTATATTTAATTTTAGTAGTTCCACCTTCTTGGAATTCAAATCCTACACTTATATCATAAACTTTGTCATTGTCAAAATCATAATAAAAAGTTTTAGTAGTAAGAACAGTTTTATCAACAACAATACCTTTTTCTGTTCCATTTACTTTAAGATAAACAGCAAAATCATTTTTTTCAGTTTCTGTTAGTTCTTCTGAATTTTCAAAAGTTAAATTAAAGAATACTCTTGTTTTTTGAACTGTTGATTTTTGCACTAAATATTCTGAGTTTTGAACTAAGTTCTCAACTTCTATTGATGAAATTCTGAAGTTAGTATTGGTTATCATATTATTCCTTTATATTGTTTAAAAACATATCTATAACAATATCATTGTTTATGTTTCTTTTATTTAGATCAAATCTGTCTTGAAATCTAAGAAAAGAATTATCTATTTTTTCAGTTTTATTAATATAGATACATTCTATATTTTGATTAACACATTCAGTAAAAATTCTTGGATGTCTATCAAAAATATTAGCATTTTTAATATAGATTAATTTATTAAAATCTTTGTAAAAATCACCTTTGAATTTTTTTAATTCTTTAGAATGTTTAAAATTATTAAATTCATTTAAAATCGTATTTTTATACTTTTTTATAATATCTAAAACGTCTTTATTGTAATTAAAAAATCTGAGATAAACATTATCACTGTGTTCATAAATTCTTTGGATTTGATAATATACTTTGAAAATGTAATTATTAATACCTTGATTTTCACCAAAATATCTTATATTGATATTATTTTTATTATTAAAATATAATTCTCCATTTTGAAGAACATATAAATTCTTAGCATTTAAGATATTATTTTGAAATAATTCAGGAAACTGAAACATTTCACATATTAAAACATTATTGTAAGAATATTTGAAAATATCATCATTAATAATGTTATCAAATACTCTTTGATCTAAAATGTATTTTTTATTTAAGAAGTCTTTTGATAAAAACTCAGAATTCTTATTATCACATATTAAGAAAATTGAATTATCTTCTTCCCATAATTTATAGAAATACTCAAAAGCATCAAAAGTTCCACCATTTGTTCTTTGGTTTTTTGTTATAACTGCGTTAATTCGTTTATTTTTAGATAATTTTTCAGTTTCACGAGTTTTCATTCAACTTCTCAGAATTGTCTTTTAACAATCTTTCAACTATTTCTTTAGAACTTAATATATTAACATTTTCAACTTTGATTTCTTTTGGTTTTTGAGTTGCATTTAACTTTTGAATATTCATTAAAATATTTGATATTTCTTTATAAGAAGAAGTTAAAAGTTTCATAGATGAATTCACTGTATTTAATAATTGAGAATAACTTGCAATCATTTCAGGATCTACTGAATCATTTGCAAATATCTCAATTAATAAAGATTCAAGAAGTTTCTTTGAATTTGCTGAATTTGATAATACTATTTGTCTTAAATTTTGATAGTCTTGAACAAGAACTTTTAAATCAATTATACCTTCTATATTGTCTAAAGATATTTTTGTTTCTACATTTTCTGAAATATCTTTAGGTGCTGGTAGAATAGAAACATTATTTTGAGGATTTTGAGTATTTTGATTTTGGGAAGTCATTTCGAAACTCGTTGACTGTGAATTTTCAGATTCATCTTCAACATCTATAATATCATTACTTAGTGTTTCATTGAATTTCTGAAATTCTTTATCTAAAAGATCTAAATTCATTTTCTCAAGATTATCATTACTATACATTATTTCTCCAAAATTCCTAGAACCCCTAAAATACTTTCTTCTCTTAAAATTATATACTTATGAGTAATTTCATTATCACTTTCTTCATAGTCAATACCTGAAGTTTTTTCAAAATATACAGTGCTTTGAAGTTTTATTTTAGAATCTGGTCCTGTATTTACAACAATTCCTTGTGTTTTTCTATCATTTACTGCATTAGTTACTTTACCTAAAATAATTCCACTTTCAGATTTTTCGAAATCTTCTGAAGTTACTTCAACTAATACAAGATTTCTTAGAACTTGAAGTTTTGGTTTATAGTTATTTGAATTGTTCATTTTTCTCCTTTTATGATATATGAATTGGTGCTGGATTGGTCCATCTTGTTAATAATTCTTCATTTAATTGTTGAATTTCTTCTTTACCTTCCGAGATAATTCTGTCAAAATTTACAGATGCTCCTCCTATTAGAACTTGTGAATATTTTCCAACATTTCCACCCCATTGAACTTTTGCTTGTGCTACACACATTGCTTTTATCCATTGGTGATCATAAATTTTATCTCTTTCTTTAGGTATATATTTTAAATAACATTCAACAAGTAATGGACCATAAAAATCTTGAAGAATGTTAATACTATGTCTATGTGAATTATATTCAAAATTTACACTATTTCCAAAAAATTTAGCAGTTAATGATCTAGTTGCACTTAATGTTACTAAGTAACTCAATGATGCACCAGTAGTACTAAGAATAAAATTACTAAGATTTTGATCTACATATCCATTTACGTCATATCCACTATAAAATAATCCACTTTGATTTATCTGTGTTACTTCTTCAACTTCAGGACTAAGAAGATATTCACCTCTTCCTTGACAATTGAATTTAAGATATTGAACTAATTCACCGTCATAAGAGAAATCACAGAACTTCTGAATTACTTCGTCTATAATATAATCCATTTGAGAATCAGTAATTTCTACTTGAATTAATGGTTTACCTAGTTTTGAATATACATATTCTCTTAGTTTTTCTCGTGTATCAATCATTTTAAGACCTCAAATTTCTATTTAAAAATTACTCTATACTTATCATTTAAATCTTTGAGTTGATCTTTATAATCTTTTATATTGTCTAATTGATTTTTAAGATTTGTTAAAACTTCATTATTTTCAAGTTGATATTGATAACGAGCTTGAATTACATCATCAAATTCATTATAATCTTTATTATCTAGAATCTTTAAAATATCAAATTCCATTTATTCTCCTTTGAATATTTCATCCAATATTGATACTATTGTTTTTGTATTTTCTTTAAAAGTTTCATTTATTTTATTTGAATTTTCTTTAACTTCTTTTTCTTCTGAGATTTCTTTATCTTGTGAGATTTCTTTATTTTGAGCTTCAACTATTTTTCCATCCTCAGTGATATAGAAAGATTTCTCAGATTCGGTTACACAATAACCTTCCATAGTTGCATTAAAATCACTTGGGGTATCAACAATATCATAAGTTATTAATTTAAAATTATCAACTACACCATCTTTAATACTTCCAACGCCACGTGAAGAAACTGAGATTTTGATACCATTATCTATTAGTGTTTTAAGTTGATTTGCTTTTGGATTATCCAATAATGTTGCTTCTCCCATAACATATTTACCTTCAATCCAAAGTTTATCAATTACTGCGACACTTTCCATAGGATCAACAGTACTTCTTTCCGGGTGCTTCCACTCACAAAGTCTATTAATACTTCCAGATTTTATAACGTCTTGGTATTTTCTTACTTCATTTTCCCAAATTTCCCTTGGATAAATTCTACCATTTCTGTTTCTTTCACCAATAGTACTAAATGAACCTTTTATTTTATATTTCTTCTGAGGTTCTTTGTTTTCATTTAATGATTCTTCTATTTGAACTTCTGGTTCAGAATATTCATATAGTAGTTTCATCTCTTTTAAATTACTCATTGAGGTCCTTTTTAAATATTTGTATTATTTATCTTTTTCATCAGAATTTTCAAAATTCTATCTCTTTAGAGAATACTTCTGAAGAGTTTTTGTTTTCATCAATTATCTTACATTCAACAGTACCAGACTTAATTCCAGTTACATTTACTTTAATTACTCTTGTTTTACCTTTTGCTTTAATTCCATTAATGCTCCATTCAAATTTCAACTGAGTTAAATGGGAATCAAAGTCATCGTAGATACATTCTAAATAATGATCTTTATATTGTATATCTTTTATTACTGGCTTATTGTTAAATGAAGATGAAGTTCTGATTTCTGTTTTTAATTCATTATTTTCTAATTTAGGGTCAATTGTTATAACTGATGATTTTTCTGCATTAATTCTTTCTGCTTGTAAAGAAGGTATAGTAGTTTTAAGAATATTATCTAATTCTTCCATATTTGGCGAACTCTCACCATAAATGAATAATTGGATCTGTTTAACAATTTGTTGATCCTTAATTGCTGGATATAGATTTCCTCTTAGAGTGATATTAAATCTTATTGTAACAATATTTGTTGAATAATCATCAAAATCTTGTTGTTCAATATCAGTTGAATTTAAATCAATAACTACAGAAGTTGGATCTAATCCTACTATCGGTAATTCAACAATTCTCATAGTATATGTTGGATTAAAATATGAGCAAACCTGTTCAAATATCTGAGATGCTTCATTCATTCCGCGAGCCTGAGCTACTATTGTATAATTGAAATTATAAGGGACTGAAGTAAACTCAAAATTATATGTTTTTCCATTAAATACTGGATTAATTTTTATATATTTGTTTAATTTTCTGTCAAAGATAGGTTCCATAGAATCAAACACTAAAGACATTCTCGGAAGAACTTGGTTATTTCCTTGAAATATTTGATTTTCATCAAGTTGTTCGATGATTGCTGATTTTTCTTTATTAGTATATTGAATAGGAACGAATCTTGAAAATATAGTTCCATCACTTCTTTCTGTTTGAATTTCTATATCATTAAGTAGATCTAATAATGCTGCAGTATATTTTTGTAATGTTCTAAAATGAAAATATGCCATTTAAACACCTAAATAATTTATTTCTTTAGATTTTTTTGTATTCTTAGAAGATTTTTTAGATTTCTTTTGAGTATCTTCAGAATTCTGAATATATCTATTATAATATTCATTATAAACTTCAAGAATTTCTTCTTTTTGTTCTAAAGAACATATTTTGGGTTTATTTTTGAAGGAATTATTGAATTTATCCAAAATTTCATCTGAATTTTCTTTTTTGTTCTTTTCTATTATTTGAAAAGATATCCAATCACAGTGAAACCACGTATATTCAAAACTTAATTTAGGTTTATCATTAAATACGATATTTTCAATAGTTCCTTCATTTAATTTATCATTCCAAGTAAATAACAAGAAAATCCTTTTTCTTTATTTATCTAGATTTTTACCAATTCTCAATTTCAGATTTTGGCTTTTTGTCTGTTTTTATAATTCCTCTTTTTTTACAATCTCTTAAAATAAAATCACTTAAATATTGATCTCTTGAAATAAGATCTCCTATTTCTTCTTCCAATATATCGTATTGCTCACAAAATTCTAAAATAATAGTTACCAAACTATCATTTCCTTTATATTCTCTCATGAATTTGTAAAATGCATTTATTTTTTCAATATCACTTAAATTATTCATTTATATCCCTGTAGTATACATTCCATATTTCTTTTGAAGCATCATTGAAACCAATAAACACTTCTTGATCCTTATTGTTTAGCATTACAAAATCTTTTAAATGTGAATTGTAATGTAATACATATTTTTCATTATTATAATTTTTTGAAATGTATTTAATATCTCTTATTTCTAATTTATAAATTGAATTTAAAGAAAGATCTTTAAGATCAGGTATCTCATATATAAATGTATATTCTTTTTCAAAATCTACAGTATCATTTAAAATTAACTCATTTTTAAAATATTTTCCTATTTTACACTTTCCGTCATATATTGAAATAACATCATAATCTTTAAAATCAAAAATTTTATTTAATTTATGATCTTTTTTAACTATCATTTTGAAGTCCTCTCTGAATTTTTGTCTGAAATCTTTGCAATATTAATAATACCTTTACACTCTTTAAAAATATCATGAAGTTCATAATATTCATCATAAGAAATAACATAATTCTTATAGAAAATATCATAGATCATATCTTTACTTAAATCTAGTTTTTTTATCTTTTGAACTAATGTTTCATTATCATCTTTCATATCAAATTCAAATTCACGTGATTTTCTTTTTTTATTAACATCTATCTTAGAAGAATTCTTAGATTCTTCAAATAGTTCGTGATTTGCATTTTCTTCAGAAATATATTTGTCTATTTCTTGAGTTTCTTTATTCTTCTGATTAATTATAGCAATAATAGAATTATGAAGAATTTGAGAAATATATGCAAATGCTGAAACACTTTGATTATTGATTTTTGAAGTTTTTTTATGATCAAAGTTATGAATGTATTTTAAAGTTCTATAAGATCCATCTGAGTAAAATTCATCTCTCCAAGAATATCCACTAAAATTAGGTTTTGAAAGTATTTTCTTTATCATTAAGATTATGATTTCTCCAAATCTTTCATGAGATATTTCATCTATTTGGGTATTTTCAGATAATTCAATAATTTCATCTCTAAGAGATTTATCATTAGTTTTCTTATATTCTTTAATCATTTCATTTATTTTTGAATTTAATTCTGTTGTTCCAACATTATTCTTTTTATTCTTTTCTCTTATAACTAAAGATTTCAATTCAGTTTCTGAAGTATAGTTATGAGAAATTCTTTTAGGTGCATTATCACTTATTTTTGACATTAAAATCCTTTTAAGTATATTTTATATATTATAGGGAGAAATACTTAAAGTTAAAGAGATAAATAAGATAAAAAGAAAGATAAATGAGTGATATAGTTCAAAATACATTATTTCATAGTTTAGGTGATGGTGCAAGACCTACCAAATTTAGAGTTCAAATTATGCCTCCTCAAAGTTTATTGAATAAATATAACTTGAAAATTGAAGATTTGGATATTCAGTGCACTAGCACTAAATTACCATCAGTTAGTTCACAAGTAATTGATTATAAATTCAAAGGACGAAATATACCTTTACCCGGATTTCAAGAATACGATCAAACTTGGACTTGCACTTTTTATAATATGGAAAACAATGCAATAAGAAGATTATTGATTGATTGGCTATTATCTAATAAAAATCATCAGTATTTTAACAATGCAACTTCTATGAATAAAATGGATTGGGATTATACTATGATTCATATCTACCAATTAGATTATGAATACTCTAAAACTACTCAGATTGTTTCTTGTGTCAATGCATTTCCAACAAGTGTTGGAGAAATTGAACTAAATGCTGAATCTTTGAATCAAATTCAAACGTTTAATGTTGAATTTAGATTTTCACATTTTGAAATTAATACAATTTCAATAAATGGTAAAACTGCGAATGATATAGCACAAGAAATTCAAAGCGCAGTTCAAAAAATAGCAAATAATATAGTTAAAAGTATTTCAAACACACTTAAAAATAAAGTAATTAATCCATTATTTGAAGCAATAGGAAACTCAAAAGTAGGTAAATTTTTTGGATCTTCTTTTGAAAGTTTAAATGATTTCTTAGATGGTTAAAAAGGTGATAAATGTTAGGTGATATTCTTACATTAGATGAAATAAATTATTTCAAAGAACACAAAGATCAAATCACTCCAGAACTTCTGGATATTCTTAGATCTAAAGGTAACTTAGGTAAAAAGATAGCATTAAGTATTTTAGATACTCCTTCAGATGAACTTGGATTCTACTTAGATGCATTTGGTCAAAGAATATTTTTTGATGCCGATAAGGCTCTTAAACCACGTGAAACTAAGATGAATTTAAGTGAAATTCATATAAGAGAAATGGAAAAATGTAGAGATGATATCTTCTATTTTATGGATAACTATATCCAAATTTTAACAAAAAGTGGAATTAGTTTCCCGGATTTAAGAGATTATCAAAGAGAAATCTTAGATCTTCTTAAAGAAGATCACAATGAAAAAGTTATAATTAAACTTGGCCGTCAAGGCGGAAAATCAATTACTACTGGTATTTTTCTTTTACACGTTTTTATGTTTAACAAAGATTTGACAATAGGTATCTTAGCGAATAAAGGTGCTATGAGTATAGAATATCTGGATAAAGTTAAAAAAATGTTCGTTTTATTACCTATGTGGATGAAATGTTCATTAGAAACTTGGAATAAGAAAAGCATAGCAAATGATTGTAATGTTAGAATTATAACAGACGTTCCATCTGATGGCGCATTTCGTGGTTTTACTTGTAACTATATAATATTTGATGAAGCTGCGTGGACTACACCGAATAAATTCAATGATGCAATAGATGCTTTATTACCTTCTATGAGTTCATTATCTAAGAAAAAACTAATTCTTGTTTCAACACCTAATGGTATGAACCACTTTTTTGAAATATGGAGAGAATCCGGAGAAGACAGAGAATCTTCAAATAATGGTTACATAAGATTCGAAACAGATTGGAGAAATATTCCAAGATATAAACCTAATGGTGAATTATATGATCCAGAAGATTTTAAAAGATCTATTATTAAATCTTCTGGTGAAATATTTTTTGCTCAAAACTATTCTTGTGAATTTGCTGGAAGTTCAAATACATTAATACCAGGTGAATATATTCAAAAGATGTTTTCGAAAACACCAGTCAGAAGAGAAAGACCAGGTTTAATGATATATGAAGAAGTTCAAAAAGATCACAAATATATAATTGGAGTAGATCCAGCAAAAGACGGTAAAGATTATTTCTCAGTTCAGATTTTAGATATAACTTCTTTACATTTCAAACAAGTAGCAACAGCTCATCTTCAAGTAGATTATTTAGAAATGCCTGATATATTGAAAGAATGGGGTGAATTGTATAATACTGCACTTATTGTAATAGAAAACAATGAAGGTGCAGGACAAAGTATAGCTGATACTTTATATAGATCTTTAGAATATGAAAATTTATTCTTTGATTTCTCTAAAGAGAAAAATGAAAATCTTTCACAAGATCGTAAAAAATATCCAGGATTTAGAACCACAAAAGGTAATAGAGAATTACTTTGTCAAACATTAAAATCTCTTATTTTAAATGAGAAATTAGAAATAGTAGATAATGATACTATAAATGAATTTTTGTTTTTTAAATATAAAAATGATAAGTACCAAGCAGAAGAAGGAAAACACGATGATCTCATTATGAGTCTTTGTATGTGTTTAGTTATGTTTATTAATATTAAGAACTTTGAAGACTTCAAAACAGTAATAGATGGAATTTTATCAAAAGAAAGCAAAATATTAGAAGAAGGTGATTTTCTTAATATAGGAACTTTTGATGATGGTACTAATTTTAAAGAAAATCAAGAGTATGGTGAATTTGATGAATTCGGATTTCCTTTACAAAGAAGTAAAGAAGATTATATCACTTTCGGATATGATGAAACTTTTTTGAAAGATTATATAAGCACTTATTGATTTTCAAAGAAGTTGTTTGAAAACTCGTAGTCAAAGAGTTTTCTTAATACTTCTTTTTCTTATAAAAGTACTTTTGAAAGTAATTCTTATATATAAGAAACACTTTTCAAAGTGAAATGAAATTTTCTTTAGAAATGAATTTTTCAAAGTCAAAGTAATTCTTATATATAAGAAAGCTCTTTCAAAAGTCAATTCAAATTCTTTCCTAAGAAGTCATTTCAAAACCAAAGTTCAATGAGTTTCAAAACAACTTCTTAGAAATGAATTATTCTAAAAATCTCATTAAAAAACGGACTTTTCATATGAAATGAAAATCCGTTAAATCTATCAAAATATTCTGTTAAACAGAACATCCACCAGAAGAACAACCTTCTTTAGAATCTTCAGATAATCCATCTTTATTATCAGTGCTTAAGAAATTTTGATAATACAATGATTTTAAACCATATTGATTTGCTAGTACTATTTCTTTAATTAACTCAGAAATAGGTATTTTCTTGTCTTCATATTTCAATGCATTACTATACTGATTTGAACTTATTGCCTGATCAGTGAATAATTGAATAATTCCAAGTAATTTGAAATAATCTGAATTATTGAAATCATCTCCCCACGAAGTAGTATAATAATTCTTATATTTTGAATATTCTGGCACTAATTTTGTTACTTTGAAATTTTTATCTTCTACTTGTGAAACTAACTCTCTTGGTGGTTCCACCCCATTTGTTGAATTACTCAATGAAGCAGAATTTGAACAAGGGGCGTGTGCTGAAACTGTTGAATTTCTTAATCCGAATTTCTTTATATCTTCTTCTAAAGAAGTCCAATCCAATTTCAAAGGAATTTTGAAATAATCTAATTTATTTTTAAATGCTAACCAACCTTCTGAATATTTTGAATCTTCAAATAATTCACATTTTCCTTTAGATTTGGCAATCTCATTTGAAGCTTTTAAAAGATAATAATACATTAGTTCTTGCCTATTAAAGATAAATTCTAATCCTTCTTTAGTGTTGTAAAATTGTTTATTTTTTGCTAAAAAGTGAAATAAATCTGAACTTCCAATTCCAAGGGCACGTCTTTTTGTAGAAGAATATTGAACTTCTTCCATATCATAACTCATATAATCTATCATATTATCCAAAAAATTGACCAAATATTCACAAACTTCTGGCATTTCTTTATCTTCAACATATCCGTGATTTATTGATGCTAAGATACAAGAAGCAATCTCAGGAATTCCTTCACTTCCGTCTAACGGAGTATTTGGTAATGTAATTTCACAGTTATGAACTATAATACCATTACTAAGCATAAAGTTATGATAATCAGGAACATTTAAATCATATACTTCTGTTTCAATATTTTCATCCATTATATCAATTACTTTATACCTAAATGTTCTGAATTTACAGAATTTTTCTTTGGCATTCACCAAAGGTAAATTATATAAAGTTTTATTTAATAAATCTTTTGCTTCTATAAATTCTGAATCACTTGTTAAAAATTTATGGTCTTTGGTGCATTGAATTTCACTTATTTCATCAAGATTAGTGTCTAAAATTTTAAGTTTAATTACATTTTTAACACCTGTTTTAAATGCAGTAAAAGGTTTAAATTTTGATTCTCTTATATAAGTATTAGATTTATTATCTTTTTTAACCGATACTATATTTAAGTTTTTAATTTCTTCATCACTTAATTCTGATAATTGTTTAATAGTGTATTTTTCATAATCTTTTTTATTGATATTTAGAACTAAAATTTCAGTATCACCTGTAAAGCAACACAAATTTTTTGAGTATTCAGGTTTTTTCCAAGATCCATTATAATCATTATTTGCAAATCCAAGATAAATTCTTCCGGTTAAAGATCTTTCAAAAATGTATAAAGAAAGTAAATCAAATGCATTTACTAATTTCTTATGTTTTTTTGAAACTTTTTTAGAATATTCTTCATATAATTCTTCAAATTTATCACTTCCTAGATTTTCATAAAGTTCGGGAACTTCGTTCATATGAAATAGATAAACATCTTCTTTATTTAGAGCTTTCTTTATAAAAAAATCATTTAAGATAATTGTTTGATCTGTGTGTCTTGTTCTTGTTTCATCTGTTCCACGTGTATCTTTCAACTGACAAATAAGTTCAGTTTCATAATGATACCAAGGAGTATTGATATTAATTGCTCCACCACGAATTTTTGATTGTGAGAAAGACGCGCCACAAGCTTCAAAAGCTTTAAATATAGGTAAAACACCTGTATGACTCATTCTTCCGTTATCAATATCTGCACCCAATCCGCGAATTTTTGAAGCATTTATACCTATACCTGATTTTGAAGCTGTTGCCATTAAAATCTTTTCAACTATTTTTGCTAACGATTCTCTTGAGTCACCCGTATTCATAACATTACAAGAAATAAATTTCTTAAAATCAGTTCTTAAACCATTCATAACTGGTGTCGGAAATGATACTTTTTTCTTACTTAAGAACTTATATCCGTTTAGGATTTTAGATTTTCTGTCTAAATCATCCATAAAGATATACATATTCATTATCATATATACTTCTTGCGGGGTTTCAATTCTTTTTGAATTATATTCTATTAAGTATTTGTAATATAATTGAGAAATACCTAAGAAATTCAATTCTTCATCTAATTCATATTTAATCTTAGATCCATAATATTCAATTTCTTCTTTTGTATATTTTTCTAATATACTTTTATCATAATAACCTTTTTTAACTCTTTTAACAATCTCATCATAAAATGGTAATGGAGTATATTGTCTATATACTTCTTTTCTAAGACGTTGATTTAATAATCTTGTGGCAACTATATCATATTCTAGAGTTTCTGGAGATATCAATTCTGCAGCACTTTTAACTAATGCCATCTGAATATCTTTTGTCTTAGTTCCATCTTGAATTTTAATCTTTGTATTCATTGCAATTTGAGAAGGACTTACATTTTTAAGTCCTTTACAAGCAAATTCAATTTTTTCATTTATTTTATCAATATTAAATTCTTCTTTAGTATTATCATTTTTAATAATAAACATCAATTTTCCTTACTCTTTAAATATTTATTGTTTTATCCAAACAAACTTTAAATTACCGCAATCAAATATACGTCTATAGCCATTATTAAACATATTTTCTGCTTCACTTAATTTCTCATCAAAAACAAAATCTTTAATTTTTTGAAGTTTATGTTTCTGGTATTTAATTCTAGATTCTAATTTTGTGTTTCTAGAAAAATAAAAATAATTAGGAGAGGTTTTTTCTAAAAAAGTAAATCCGAGTTTTTTATAAATTTCTCCGTTTGAAAATCTTCTATTTGCATAAGTTATTACTGAATTTGGATTATATTTTGTAACAAAATATTTCCAAAGTTTAGTAGCACCACCTATAACAGAAGTATTTCTTTTAGAAC